TTCAGGGAACTGAGTAAATACCAAGGTTGCGCTAGAGCCAATAGTTTGCTGCGGTGCAGCATTCAGCACAACCGAGGTCGTGTTGTTTGCTGTGATAGCCGTAGCCACGAACGAGCCAGTCTCTACCAACGAGCCGTTAGGAGCAAGCCAAGCAACATCAGTACCCACGGGAACTGCGAACGTAACGTTTGCGGTAGTGGTGATGGTTGCAGTGGAAATGCTGCTGTAGACCGCAGTACCCAGAGCGACAGCGGTATCGGGAACGACACCAACAACGCGCACGGGATAAGCAGAGTTGCCGCCAACAGATGCTTGGGACTGGACTGCAACTGCCGAATTACCGGAGGTTGCGCTACCAGTGTTTTGCACCAGAGGAGCATTTTGACCAACCAGTGCATAGCTACCGCTAGTAACGGTAGTGCTGGATGCGGGGCAAACAGCAGCTTTGAACACTGTGTCAGGATCGTCAGCAACGATTGCAGTGATGTCGCCAGCCAGCACGCTACCGGGGTAATACTGGGCGTATTGACGCTGCTTAGTTGTCGGGTTGGTGTAATAGCAACCCAAGAACACACCAGTGATGATCTGACTATTCATGGTAGTCGTACCAGCAAAGGGTGCCACAAACCCACGCGCAATAGCCACAACGTCACCATAATAAATGGCAGTGCTGTAGTTATAGGGAATGGGGAAATTGCGAGTAGAACCCGCAAAAACCTGTCCACCAATTAGGTTGACCGGCTGTAGGCCGTAGGGGGCCGAGACCGTCGGATAAGCCATAAAGACTCCTTATTTAATACCGTTTCCGAATCCGCCACGCGTTACAGTAGACTTGCGGTCTGCAAATAACGGCATGCGCGGGTCATTTTGTCGCATAAAGCTGTTGTCAACTGAATCCATCTGGTTCTGATTCTGTCCGGCGTAATACTCAGCCATGGCAGCGGCACGTTCTGTAGGAATCTTGCAAAGCATGAGCCCACCAACTTCGACATTGCCTGTCTTTTCATTACCAGAAATCATCAGTTCTGGATGGTCTGCCGCCTTCACCGGCTCGTAGCCATCGCGCATCTTACGAGACACGTTGGTCGGTTCGGCCTGTCCAAGAATATGTGTCGCAATCCAGCGATACGTGAATCCGGGCTCAGGTGTTGGGTCTGGCAGGGCACTCGATGGTTTGTAAACGTATCGAGCAGATTTTTCGCGTGACACGAGATCACGATTTGTACGGTTTTGAACTTCAGCCATTTTGTCTCTCCAATTTCACTACTTCAGCAGCGTATTGCTGCGGGGTTAAACCATATTTCTTCGCCAGCGCTACTTGCGTTTGCGTTAGCTTGACTTTGCCGCCGCTCGTAGAACGAGTTGCGGAGGCAACCACTGTCGTAGGTCGTCTTTGGGACTCACCGGACGTAGGCTTTTCTCGTGATCCACCGAATAACTCCGGGAACGACGACTTCATGCGAGCATCAATTTGCTCGAAATATTGGGCAGAGCGAGGATCAACCCCGTTTTGTACTAGCTTCTTGTGCAGCCCTAGTGCGTAGCTGGTGTATTCCTCAAATCCGTCTACTCCAAACCACTGGTTTTTAGCCTGCCAGCGCAGCGTTTGTTCGTCAGGAGGAGCCTTTTGGGGCTGGACTTGTTGCGTTTGTACAGGAAAATCGTCTTCTTGTAAAGGGGCTGGGCGGAAATTTTTAGTCTGTTCCACCCGAATCTTGGCATCCATTACGGCTTCTTGGGCCTCAATAATGGCGTCTGTGTCAAAGGATTCTTGCGCTTCTTTAAGCCTACGGCGGGCCATTTGCAGCTCCGTGTCGGCCTTTTGTTGCGCTCCAACAATGACGGCTTCCTGTCCTGTATATACATTTTGTTTGAGGCGTTTGTTTTCCTCAACAAGATGTTGTGCAAGGCGCTCAAGCTCCTGCTTCTCCCGCAAAACGGTTTCTTTGCCCCGGCGCTCGTCGTGACGGGCGTGGGTCAATTCCTTAATGCGGTTCTTAACCTTGTCGGAATACGACTCGATTTCTTCCTCGGTTGGGTCAAGCACCTCCTTGTCCAGTGGCTTGCGGCCTCTGTCACGTTCGGGGGTGTCGTCTTCAATTTCAATCTCGATGTCATCATCGGGTGTTTCCACCACGACTTTGGCTTCAAGTTCGTCTGGGAACTTAAATTCATCAGCCATAGTTACTCCTTCAAGCGCGGGTTATCCCACGAGGGTCTTGTACAACGCCTTCAATTTGGTCGTCGTTGATTAAACGCATTTCTTTACCGTACATTTTGAAACGCGTACCGGTATAGGTACGGGTCATTACAAAATCTCCCACCTTGCACCAAGGGCCACTGGGAAACTTTGTAGTGTCTTTATAGGCATCTGGGCCTACCTTAACTACAAAAAGCACAGTTGTGGTTTGCTCTTCCTGGCGCATAAGGTTAGAAGGTTTTAAAAGGGATGATCCCTCATAATTCTCTGATACATCCGGGACGATACATAGCAGCTTGTATCAAATTGGATCTGGAAGCTGTTTGGCTTTCTCTTCATCTGTCGCAATTTCATCCGGCTTTTCGGCTGGCTGAATTGTTTTTGGGAGACTAACTCCCGGAGGCAAAATAAGATCACTCATTTGATTTTTCAACTTTCTCAAGCAGGTCAAGTAGATAACGCTCCGCAAGGGCTAGACCCGAGATAACCCCACAGAGTTTTTGGTACTCATCAAAATTGCGACAGATACCCCCCGCCAAGTCATCGGCGTAGTTGTTCATGTCGGTGCGTATTTTTTCGCGCAATACGCGTGCAAAGTCTTGAATCATTTAGTGGTCGGCCCTTTCGGTTGGTTCTGGTTAATGTTCTGCATCACGGCAGTACGGTTTTGCAAAGCCAACTGGGCTTTGTTTTTTGCGATGTCAGCGCCCATCTGGACACCGGCACGTTCTTGTTCAAACTGAGTCTTGGCCTGACTCTCTTTGATCTGGGCACCCACCTTGAGCGCGTCAAGCTGCAAGCGGCCAGCGACTTCTTGCTCGCGTAGCTTCTGGGAGTCGGCCTTGGCAGCGGCGTCCACCATGACCTTTTTGGCCTTGGTGTCGGCCTCCTGCTTCTTGATCTGCAACTCCTGCATCTGCATTTGGACAACGGGGTCTTGCTGCGCCTGCTGGGCCTGCGCTTGTTGCGCCTTGGCTTGGTTCTGCATCATGACCTGCTGGGCTGCTTGGGCCATCATGCCCGACAGGGCGATTTCGATCTGCGGAGGCAGCTTCTCGTCTTCGGGCGGCAGGGGCATACCCAACTGCTGCTCAATCTGCTGGCGCATTTTGAACCCAACGTGCTCGGCAATGTGCGCAGTCAAGGCACCCATGATCTTGGGAGCCTGCGGGTTCTGGCCAATGAACTGCTGGATCGTCGGGTCTTGCAGCATCATCATGTGCACTTGGATATGCGCGTCGTGGTTTTGGAACAGGAACGCCTTCATCGGCTCGCCCTTGAGCGCAGCCTGATTCTCAGACACGGGGTCTTTGGGCTTCATGTCCTCCTCGATCGGCACCAGCTTCTCGGCATTCTTGATGCCCAGCACCTCCAGCATCCCACGGTGCAACTGCGGCAGGTCGTAGATGTCCGGGGCCATTTGGGCCATTTGGATCACCGCTTGGTACTGGATAACGCGCTGGCTCAGGGTGGCTGCGTTGGGGTCACTGACGGGGATTAAGTCCACCAAGTCGTAGTCGCCCTGCTTGGCCTTGCGGTCGCCGTACTCGGGCTCGTAGCTGTAGTCCGGGTCGGTGTAGTCGCGGATGATGTTCTTAAGGAGCTTGAGCTCCTGCTTCAAGGCAAAGTGCACCCGGGCTTGGACGGCCGTCATGACTTTAAGCTGGCGCTCCAGCAGCGCAAGGGTGGTACCCACCGGAGCCTGTGCGGACATGTCCGACACCTTCATGTCTGCCGTCGAAGCGAACCGGCGGCCTTCCTCCACGATCTGGCCCATCAGGGCCATCAGGACTTGGCTTGGTTCCTTGTAAGGTAGCGGTAAGATATTGTCCCGCAACGCGCCCGAGCCAATATCCACATCACGCCACTCGCCCGGGGCGATCGGGGTGTCATCTCCCTTGATACGCATCCCACGGGATTTCAAGCCGCCCGGCAGGTTGGACAGCGTGCCCGCGTCCACGAGCTGGCGCATAAGGGAGGTGGCCGACTTAGCGTAGCCGCCGATCAAGTGGAACAGACCAAAGCCGTACGCGCCAAAGCCGGGGATGTACTGGTAGTGCACAAAGTGCTGGCGCTTGAGTTTGAGGTCGTCGTCTTCCTTCCAGTTACGGCGGATGGACAGGACATCGTTGGTACCTTTAATTAGGGTAACTACGTAGGGCAGCATGATGCCCGTGACTTCGCCGTCCTCGTTCTCGTCCTCGTAGCCTTCCAAGTCAAGGTCAACGTGGCACTCATATAAAGTGAACCGGTCGTCGTTCAGGTCGTTGAACCCGGTCTCTTTGTCTTTGGCCTTCTGGATGTCCGTGCGCTCCTTGGGCGGCTCGGGCAGGTCGATGTCGCGGTAGAACCCAGCCTGCTGTAGCTTGAGGATCTCGTTCTTGGTCTTGCGCATGACGTGCGTCAGGCGGTAGCAAGTGTCCAAGTCGGTCGCTCCGTAGGGCAACAAAATGTCCTCGGCTGGAATAAATATGGAGACCTGACGCCCCAAATTGGGATCGTAGTACACCTTTTTGAACGCCGAGCCGGTGGCCGGGAGGCTCCACAACATGCGCTCATGCTCTGGCCGGAACTCCACCATTTTCTCGGTGAGCTGGAAGTTCATGTCGTCTTCAACACGAGTGGCAGCTTCTTTGACCTCGGGCGTGTCTTTGCCGATGATCTTGGTTTTGACCGGGCCTTGGGCCGGGAATGTTTCAGTAATCGTTTCAGCTTGGAAGCGGACAACTGCCTCGGTAATCATGGGGTGGAACACACCGCTGGCCCCGTTCCACGGCTCTGTGCGCTCCTCAAACTGGAGGCCCAGTAGCTTTAAGCCCTCGACGTAGGCTTTCTCCCAGTCTTTGCGGGAGGCCTTGTCATTGTCAATATCAGCGGCCAAGTCACCGGCCATGGAATTCAAGGCACCCTCGTCCATGTCCTCGGCAAGGTTGGCCCCAAAGTCTTCGCCGCCGTCTTCTTCGCCCGGGCGCAGGCTAATCTGCATGCCGTCAATCCCAATGTTGACCTCCTCGGGGTCAACGATCTCGATCTCCAGCGGAGCTGAATCTTCTGTAAGTGCGTCGATCCCGGCAGGTTGCTGGTACAGCGCTTTGTCAACATTGGTGGCCATGTTCTGTCCTTAGTAATATGCAGCCGCTCGGCGGCGAAAGTATTTGGGTTCGTCTTTCTCGTCACTGTCCAGCGAGATGAATCCGCCCTGCCTGAATCGTAGCAAGGCTTGGCTGGTGGTGTCCACGAAGTCATCATTATCACCGTTGGGGAAGGAGGCAACCTCCTCGATCACTTCTCGCGCCCAACGGGTATCCGGTGCCCAGACTTTACCCGAAGCGAACAGATCAGATATAGCGTTAACCCTGACGATCTTGTCGTTACCTCGGCTGGGGCTGGTCTCTTGCACGGGGATGCCCATGGCCCGGAACTCTTGGATCAGCGGCGCGCCAGCGGCCTTCTTCTCCACAATGAACGCATCGGGCTCCCACTCTTTGTAGTGCTTGAACGCCGACGCCTTGAGTTCTGGGAACTCCATCCGGTCTTTGAACGCGTCCAGCAAGATGATCTGCGCCTCGTCACGCTCTTCCTCGTTGTAGAACACGCCCCAAGTGGTGCAGGCGGAATAGTCCGCCCGGTTGTTGGCTTCGTGCGCGGTGTCCCACGACTGGATGATGTAGTCACATATTGGTGGATCGTCCTTCTCCCAAACGCGCCAGAGCTTGCGACTGATGATGGCTGCCGAGTTGGACGTTGGCTGCTGCATGTACTGGGCGTTCCAATACTGCGGGTCAATGCTGGCCTTTGTCGCCTTGAGCTGCTCCAGCGGCCACTGCTCCGGCCAGAGGGATTTCTCGTCCTCGGTGTCCTCGTGCAGGATGGCCGGAAGCTCCACAATCTCCCACGGCACCGCGTTGGGGTTCTTGGTCTGGTAGTCGATCAGCCGCCCGGTCAGGTCAAGCTTGCCCCAGCGCGTCATCACAATGATGATCGCCCCACCCGGCATCAGGCGCTGCAACGGGCCAGTTTGGAACCACGACCACGCCGTATCAAATGCTAAACGGCTGTTGGCCTTTACGTCCTGTTCTGAATGAGGGTCATCAATAACAAAAAGATCAGCGCCACGCCCGGCAAGAGCGCCGCCCACGCCTGCTGCATAGTATTGGCCCCCAGCCGCCGTAGACCATTTACCAGCAGCTTTTTGGTCTGACGCCACATTTGTATCGGGGAAAATCTCATGGTAGTCCTCCGTGTCAAGCAAGTTCCTAATCCTACGGCCAAAGTCCTCGGACAGGCCTGCCGTGTGCGTGCCCATGATAATTTTCTTCTCAGGGTATTTACCTAGGAAGTAGGCTGGGAAGAGGTAGCTGCTGAATTCTGATTTGCCCATACGCGGCGCGATATTAATGATGACGCGTTTCTTGCGCCCCTCGATCACGTCGGTAAATATCTTGGCCAGCTTCCTGTGGTGGGGCCCAATCTTGAACCCCGGGTAGACGGCTGTGGCAAATCCCAGCATGTTGCTTTGGGCCGCCAGCAGGGACGCCCGGCGCTCGCGCACCTCCAGATCGTCGAACAGCTCCATCTTGTCTTTGACCGACATGGTGGGCAGCGCCTTCAGGAGGGCTGCCAACTCGGCTTTGCTCAGCATGGAAAACTGGTCAGGTTTCATCAGTGTCTGGCGTTGGGGCTGGGATGGGGTCTGCGTCGGTGACTTCTAATATGTCAACCACGCCCATGAACTTGGAGAGCTTGTCCTTGATGCGCTGGTCAAGCTCAGTGTCCGTCAGCTCGTCTTTCTTGATCTCGATCTTGTCGGTGAACAGGCCAACCTCGGTCACTTTGCCCAGCAACCCGAGCGCTTTGAGTCGGATGTTGGCGCTGGGGTTGGTTGTTTCCTCGACCAGCTTGGCTACGGCGTAGCCGCGAAGCTCTTTGGCCTGCTGTACAAATTCCCAGTCATAAGCAGTAAGCATGCCCACAATATGGCGTACGGCTTCTGGCGTTTTGATCTGGGCAATGGCCGCGTGGGAGGCTGCGTCGGGGGCGGCGGTTATCAGATTTGCGAACGTATCGCGGGCTGCTTGGGTGTCTAACTCTGTGGCGATGGCGTCGGAGTCAACCGCGCCCAGCTCGGCCAGCCAGTCCTTGGTTCGGATTTTTGCGTCAAGCGCAGCGGCTGGCGCTACCTCGTCGGTATCCAGTACAGTGCTCGGAGTGTTGTAAAAAACCTCCGGCTCAAACTCAATAAGATGGTCAAACATGCGTAAGCCCTTGCAGCCTCGTTGGGCGGAGTATATACTCGGTTTCGGTGATTGTGCAATTTGTTGTGCATTTGCTTCTCCTTTCTAGGCAAACCCTAGTTCTAACCCCCGGCGTCATACCCGGGGGTTTTTTTATTTGGGGCTGTCTAGCGTTTGACAAGAGGTCTTTGAATTTTTGCTGGAAATTTTTACGTCAGGCGTTTTGATTTCGAGGTGGGGGGTGTTGCTAGATTGGTTGGGTGCGAGGGGGTTTGGGGATTTTGTAATTTTGATTTGCGGATGCAAAACAGTGTTTTAGGCGGCATAGCTTGGCCACGTCAAAAAGGGGGGATGGGGGTGCGGTGGGGTCGCTAGATAGCCGAAATGGGACAGGTTGTCTCAGTTTGGGCTGTCAACTTGGCGATCAAACCGGGGCATCTGGATAATGGATATTGTCAGTGGGGCTTTCCCCTGACATACCCTTAACTCACTGGAGAATCAA